AAGAACCACTTAGGAAAAAGGGCCTTAACAAGATTGTAGGAGATTGAATCGGATGCTGAGGAAAGATCGATAGTACATAAAGTACCATCGAGACTACCTCTCCTTGCTAGTGCCTGATTTACAAACGGCTGGGAATCTAGCCTCACATTAAAGTGAGACGCTAGCCTATCCGTAAGTATATCACCGAGACCAAGCTGATAAAACATATTCAGCGAAGGTTCGATGCATATCATGCGACTAGTAGCGCTCGTTTTTGGGACAAAGCGAATCCGACTGCCGGCCACTACACGAACCTCTCCACACATTTGACGGCGGACAGCTTCCGCCTCATCAAAAGTGGGGATCCATTCAGTGTAGCGTCTATACTCCTCGTATAGATACCTAGATGTAGTGGAAAGCCGAGATGCCATATACTTCGTATAATACGAAGTAGCTATAGCACCAACGGCAACCCCAGGACCGGGTCTACTTCGACGTAAAATATCGAAGTAGGACCCGACGAGAGGACGACCACCAGGGTGACAGAAGTCATCAATCTCCTTAACAATCATGTTAAAGAGAATTGAGTCAAGAAGACTCAATTCTGGTAGTTTCCACGCTCCACACTTGTTGTTAGCAAGTATGAAACTCTTAAAAGCAGCAAGATCTTGCTCAGAGGATTCTTTTGGAATCCACTTGCGTACAATGTTGTACGCAAGTGAGCTAGATGCAAACTGTTTGTAAGAGAGGCCAATATAGTCAAGGGGATTACCCCTGACCATAAAAGGCGCAACATCTTTGCAGACGGCATCGTAAAGAGCGATAGGGCTAAGGCCCATATGGCACCTCCCGAAATGTCCAACGTGAGGAAGTAGAAGATTACTCGACTACTGAACCCCACACATTACTGCAATTGCTGAAACGATAGATTGACCTACTTTTCCAAGTAGACCAGCCTTCGAGACAGCGATCGCAGTAACAAGGATGGCACGATCGTGCTCTTTAAACCATTGGAGTATACTAGCTTTCATAAGCATAGTACTAGAAGCTTATTAGGCTCCTAGATAACCCCACTGACTAAAGAGTCACCGATTGAGGCACTTATTTGATTAAGTGCACCAATCAGCAACGAAAGGCCAGCACGCACATTGCTAGGGTCCGCAGAGTCTGCACCAGCTGGGACGTCGAACTGAACCGTAATATTCATTACGGCAGCCGGCTGCCCAGCCAAAGGCGTAGTGCCCTTGCGAACGATAACCTTGTACGTATTCCTTGGGACATTGCGGAGCATCCCTGTCACCGGATCCACCGTCGGTAACTGCCGTAGAACAGCAGGCCGCTGGAGGGTGATAGTGAAGGGACGGGAAGGAGTCGATGACGAATCGACACCTGCCTGGGTTCCGCCAATGGCGGAAACAGCGTACTGCTTCCCACTATTAGTAGGGGCAGTATCTGTCGCCAGGGTATACGTCGGAGACGTAAACCCTGTCTGAGCCCCGCCCGTAACGGGTGAGGAAAGAGAAAAGGACATAAACGTCCTCCG